TGGGAATAGACGGCACAACAGTGATTTATACACAGCCGAACAAATTAAAAGAGTCCTCACAGGCTCAGGCATCAATATTGAATCAGAAGTAGACTCTGACTACATTATCTTTTGCCCATACCACAATAACTATCGTTCGCCTGCTGGAGAAATCGATAAGGTAAATGGAACATTCTTTTGTTTCTCATGTCAGAAAATTGCAGACCTTGTAGAATTTGTAATGCACACTTCTGGTCGCACATACTTTGAGTCAGTTCGCTACATTAAGTCAAAAGAAACTGAAACTGATATTGAGCAGATCGTAAACAAGGCTTTAGTCATTAAGCAGGAATACACCCAGTTTGATCAGGTCTTAGTTAAGCGTCTAAATCAGCAAGCACTTGAGTCTCCTCGTGCCATGCGTTACTACAACGGAAGAATGATTTCCGAAGAATCCGTAAAAAAGTTTTGGCTTGGATTTTCTGAAAAGCAAGATATGGTAACTATCCCAGTCCACTCACCAGACGGCATGGAAGTTGGATTTGTAGGAAGATCCGTAGAGGGCAAAGACTTTAAAAATACTCCAGGACTACCCAAGAGCAAAGTCCTATTCAACCTACACCGTGTAAAAACATCTAGCAAGGTCTATGTTGTCGAATCATCATTCGATGCCATTCGTCTTGACCAGTGCGGATTTCCAGCGGTAGCGACACTGGGTGCTAACGTATCCAGTTTCCAAACAGACCTACTCAAAAAATACTTCAATAACATTATTGTTATTGCTGATAATGATGAAGCAGGCGGTAATATGAAAGACAAGATTGTGGAACGTCTTGGTTCACGTGTTACTGTTATCAAACTAGATAAACAATATAAGGATATTGGCGATATGCCAGACGAGGCAATAAAGAATCTTGATGAATCGTTTGACAAATCTATCGCTGCTATGCTACAATAATAAACCAATATAAATTAGGAGAAAATCATGAGCGTTATTAAGGGACTAAAAAACATCAATGCCCTGCTTGACAAGCCAAAGGTAGAAAATTCAGGACAGAAAGTTCGTTGGGTTAAGTTGGCTGACGGACAGGGAGCAAAGATCCGTTTCGTAGAGGAACTGGATGAAGACAGTGCAAACTATGCAGAAGCACGTGGTCTAGCAGTTGTAATTTCAGAGCACCAGAATCCAAAGGACTACAAGCGTAAGGCTGCTTGTACTATGGAGACTGAGGGTCGTTGCTACGGCTGTGAGATGGCTCGTAAGGAGCCAAAGGCAGGTTGGCGTTCACGTATGCGTTTCTACTGCAACGTGCTAGTTGACGATGGCACCGAAGACCCATACATTGCTGTGTGGTCGCAGGGTATCTCAAAGCAGTCTGCATTTAACACAATTCGTGAGTATGCACTAGAGACAGGCTCTATCTCAAATCTAACCTGGAAGATCAAGCGTAATGGTCAGGGAACTGAAACCAACTACACCTTGATTCCAACTGGACCAGATGCTGAACCATTCAAGTGGGATGGCTTTGAGTTCTTCAACCTTGAGAAGGTTGTTCGTGAAGTAACATACGCAGAGCAGGAAGACTTCTACTTCGGCTTTGAGTCAGGTTCGTCAGTCACCTCTTCAAACATCGACTGGTAATATAATGGCAGAGGGGGGAGAGCAATCTCCCCCTTTTGTTATCCATGGTTGACAACCAATCAAAAATATGTCATAATTTTTACACATCATTCAAACGTATAAAGGAAATAATATATGAGTTACGCTGGACTACACGTTCACACTCACTACAGTCTATTCGATGGCATCGCTACCCCACAGGAATACGTGGATAGGGCTGTAGAAATCGGTATGCCAGCCATCGCCATCACTGACCACGGTTCGCTATCTGGGCACCGTGAAATGTATCGTGCTGCTAAGACTGCAGGCATCAAACCAATTCTAGGAATTGAGGGGTACATTACTAAGGATCGCTTCGACCATGAAGATAAGAAAGACAAGAATGACCCACTAGACCTTAACTACAACCACCTTATCATTCTAGCCAAGAATGCAAAGGGTCTAGAGAACCTTAACAAACTTAACGAACTTGCCTGGACAGAGGGTTTCTTTAAGAAGCCTCGTATGGACTGGGAAATCCTTGCTAAATATAAAGAGGGTCTAGTCATTACCTCTGGCTGTCTGTCTGGATACCTTGCAAAGGCTATTGAGGCTGACAACCTGGCTGCTGCCAAAATGCACCTTCAATGGGCACAGGAGACGTTTGGAGACGATTACTACATTGAAGTGATGCCACATAACCCCCCAGAAGTAAACAAGACCATTTTGGCTCTTGCAGACGAGTTTGGGCTTAAGCCAATTGTGACTCCAGACTGCCACCACTCAGACCCATCTCAGCGTGAGATTCAAGAACTTAAACTTATTCTTAACTCATATTCTAACAAAACTGTTAAGGATGTGACATACGAGAAGTCTGCCAAGTACGACAACCTTATGGACCGTCTAGACTATTTGTATGGTGCAGACCGCCAGATGACTTTCCGTGATTTTGAGATTCACCTGCTATCAGACGAAGAGATGCACCGTGCCATGGAAGCCCAGGGTATTGATCGTCAGGACATGTATGACAACACAATTGAGATTGTAAACAAAATTGAGGACTATGGCATTCAAGACCACCTAGACCTACTACCTGTACAGTACAAGAATCCCAACGAAGAACTGTATTCTTTGGCTATGGACGGACTTAGAGATAAAGGTCTAGACACTAATCCAGACTACATCGCACGTCTTGACGAAGAGATGGAAGTGATTAAGTCTAAAAACTTTGGTCCCTACTTCCTAGTTGTTCGTAGCATGATTGCTTGGGCAAAGAAAGAAGATATCATGGTTGGTCCTGGTCGTGGTTCTGCAGCAGGTTCGCTGCTTTGCTACGCTCTTGGCATCACAGACATCGATCCTATTCAGCACGGACTTCTGTTCTTCCGCTTTATCAACCCAGAGCGTAATGACTTCCCAGATATCGATACAGATATTCAGGACTCACGTCGTGAAGAAGTTAAGGACTACCTAGTTCGTCAGTATAAGCACGTTGCATCTATTGCAACATTCCTTGAGTTCAAGGGCAAGGGTATTGTTCGTGACATTGCTCGTACCCTAATGGTTCCACTGACTGACGTGAACAAGGTTCTGAAGACCATCGATGACTGGGATGACTACTGCTCTTCAAAGCAGGCTGCCTGGTTCCGTGAAAAGTATCCAGAGATTGAGCAGTACGGAGAACTCCTACGTGGTCGCATCCGTGGTACTGGTATTCACGCAGCAGGTGTTGTTACATCTAAGCAACCTATCTTTAAGTATGCACCACTAGAGACACGCACGTCTCCAGGAAACAAAGAGCGTATTCCTGTTGTGGCGGTAGATATGGAAGAGGCAGAGCGTATTGGTCTAATCAAGATCGATGCACTTGGTCTAAAGACTCTATCAGTTATTCAAGATACTCTCAAGATTATTGAAGATAGAACTGGAAACAAGATTGACTTGCACGATGTAAATATGGATGATAAGAATATTTATCAGATGCTATCAGACGGATACACAAAGGGAGTATTCCAATGTGAAGCCACACCATATACAAACCTACTAGTCAAGATGGGTGTCAAGAACTTTGCAGAACTTGCAGCATCTAACGCTCTAGTTCGTCCAGGTGCTATGAACACCATCGGTAAGGATTATATTGCTCGGAAGCACGGCAAGCAGAACATCTCATATCACCACCAAGTGATGAAGGCGTTTACTGCTGAGACCTATGGATGTATTCTATACCAGGAACAGGTTATGCAGGCTTGTACAGAACTTGGCGGTATGACAATGGCTGAGGCTGACAAGGTTCGTAAGATCATTGGTAAGAAGAAGGATGCAAAAGAGTTTGACCAGTTTAAAGACCAGTTCGTAAAGGGTGCATCACAGTTCCTAAGACCAGAAATTGCAGAAGAACTGTGGCACGACTTTGAGGCTCACGCAGGGTACTCATTCAACAAGTCACATGCTGTAGCATACTCAACCGTATCATACTGGACTGCATGGCTAAAGTACTACTACCCAATTGAGTTTATGTATTCATTGCTAAAGAATGAGGGTGACAAGGATGCACGTACAGAGTATCTAATTGAGGCAAAGCGTATGGGTATTCCTGTTCGCCTGCCACACATTAACGAGTCAGACATTGACTTCAAGATTGAGGGTAAGGGAATTCGCTTTGGACTATCAGCCATTAAATTCATTTCAGACAACATTGCTAGCAAGTATATTGCTGCTCGTCCTTTTGGCTCATACAAAGAACTTGAAGAGTTTACTTTTGGTAAGGGTAATGGTGTTAATTCTCGTGCTCTTCAGGCTCTTCGTCTTGTTGGTGCTGCTACCTTTGAAGACAATCCACGAAATGACGAAGAGATTCGCCAGAATTTGTATGAATACCTTAACCTTCCAGAGTTTAACATCTCAATCCCACAACACTACCACGCATTTATAAATGACGTAGAAGAGTTTGAGGAAAAGGGATCGTTCATTCTTATGGGCATGGTAAAAGATATCAAGCGTGGCAAGGGCTGGTCTCGTGTGGAGATTCTAGACAAGACTGGTAGCGTTGGCATCTTTGACGAAGAGCAAACTGCTATTGAGCCAGGTAGAACGTATATCCTACTTGCAAGTGATAATAGGATTGTTACCGCCATTCCTGCAGACGAAATCAAGGGGTCTGACTCAGCACTAATCAGATTCCTTAACTATCGCCAACTGCCATTTAAGGAAGAGGAAATGTTTGTGGTATCATTTAAGCCACGTGTTACCAAGGCAGGTAAGAAAATGGCATCGCTAACTTTGGCAGATGCTAACAGAGATTTGCACCCAGTCACAGTATTCCCTACGAATTTCTCTAAGGCATACATGAAGATTGACGAGGGTAAGGCATATAAGTTTAGTTTTGGAAAGACTAAGGATGGAACAGTAATTATGGAGGATGTAGAAAATGTTCGATGATATCGCAGAGCAGTTGCACACAACTGCAGTAGAAAAAGGTTTCTGGAGTGTCGTGGAAGACGCTACGCAGGAACAAACAGACATCTTTGTAACCAAGCAGTTGATGATGATCGTGTCAGAGGCTGTAGAGGTTATGGAGGCTATCCGCAAGGATAAGGGAGAAGAGGAGATTGCCGATGAAATGGCAGACATTCTTATCCGCACCTTTGACCTATACGCAGGTCTAGTTGAGCATGGATACACCAAGGTATCTCTAGATTACGCATTTGAAAAGAAAACAAATATTAACCAGGCACGTCCTGAGAAGCACGGAGTAAGATTCTAATGATTACAGTATATACAAAGCCAGCATGTGTCCAGTGTGATGCAACCAAGAGACACCTAACAAAGTTAGGTCTGGAATATGAAACCGTGGATATTACTCAAGACCAGTCAGCACTAGATAAGATTCTTGCACTTGGCTTCAAGGCAGCACCTGTTGTAATTGCAGACTCAGACTCTTGGGCAGGCTATCAGCCAGACAAGATTAATGGATTGGTGGACCTATAATGACAACTGTTGAAGAAGCCCTAGCACAACTAGATCCGAAGATTCGCAAACGACTTACAACTGGTGTTGGTTTTAAGACAGAGTTTCAGTCTACGCCATCTTTTGGACTAAACCGTGCACTGAATGGCGGATTGCCATATGGTAGGCAGGTTCTTATCTGGGGTAGCAAATCGTCTGCTAAGTCGTCACTATGCCTACAGATGATTGCTGTTGCACAAGAAGAAGGCAAGTTGTGTGCATGGATTGATGCAGAGATGTCATACTCTGAAGAGTGGGCAGCAAAACTTGGAGTAGACACAGAGAAACTAATTGTGTCACAAGCAAGAACTATTAACGAGATGGTAGACGTAGGTGTTGCACTTATGAATGCTGGTGTTGACCTTATTGTTGTTGACTCCATTACTTCGCTACTTCCTGCAATCTACTTTGAAAAGGGAACAGATGAACTTAAGGAACTTGAAAACACTAAGCAAATCGGTGCGGAGTCACGTGACTTTAGCAACGCTTGGAAGATGCTTAACTATGCTAACAATAAGGTTAAGCCTACTATGCTTGTTCTTATTAGCCAGTCTAGGAATAATATTAGTGCTATGTATACTAGTCAGCAGCCTTCTGGTGGTCAGGCTACTAAGTTTTATTCTTCTACCGTTATCAAGTTGTTTTCCTCGGAATCAGACAATCAAGCGATTAAGGGCAAAATTGCTGTCGGTGACAAACTAATTGAAGAAAAGATTGGTCGCAAGGTTCGTTGGGAAGTTCAGTTCTCAAAGACCTCTCCTGCATTCCAATCTGGTGAATACGACTTCTATTTCCGTGGTGACGTGGGCGTAGACAGCATCGGAGACCTAGTTGACACTGCAGAAATGATGGGCATTGTAGAGCGTACAGGAGCCTGGTACATCATCCCCGACAGCGACGAGAAGGTCCAGGGTAGAGATAAGTTTGTTGCACGAGTAAGAGAAGACCTTGACCTACAAGATCTGCTTAAGGACAAAGTACTAAATGGCTAAATACAATATTTATCAGGGTGAGTTCCCATGTCACGTCTGTAAGGTAGTTGTTAAAACATTGAGAAGTTATCCAGATACAAAAGAGTTAACCTGGATGTGTCCAGATAAGCACTTGTCTAAGGTGAATCTTAACACCAAGAAAAGTAAGAAAGACTATGAGCGAGAAGAGCGAGAGTAAGCGTATTGGTGCTAAACAGCACAAGAACTCAGGTAGGGGAACCCACAAGGGAGACGCTACTTGGGAGAACTTTACAGTTGACTTTAAGGAAGTTGGCAAGTCTTTTACCATCAATAAGGACGTATGGGCTAAGGCTGTTACGGATGCTATTCGAAACAATAATGATCCTGCTATCGTTGTGGTTATTGGCGAAGGTAACTCAAAAACTAGATTAGCAGTCATTGAATTATCGCTACTTGAACAAATACTCTCCGATGATGTATAATAGATATAAGAAGTTTTAAGGAAAATAATGGAACAAAAAACGACACTAGAGATGGTCAATGGTCTATCGGAGATCGCTGACTTTATGAATGACGAAGAACTCACAGAGGCTCTTACGTTCATTGCAAAACTAATATTGAAACCAGACATTCCTCTTAATGTGGCTACCGTAGAGATTGTACGTCTACAGGCTATTGCTGCTAAGATGGCATTCAAGGCAACTTGGATGGTAAATGTTGAAAAGGGAAATCGGGAGAAGAAGAATATCTACTTTACGGCTCATGAAGCCATTACTGATCTTGTATCAGCACTAAAGTATATTGTTCGATAATACTATGGCTAAGAATTTACTACAGCAAGTAATGCTAAAAAAGATTGATGGAAATCCAACGAATAAGCCATCATTCATTGACAAAGATGCACTTATTGAAAAGATTAATTCTGGATACACCGTTAATCGTGTAGCGAAGTTTGCACAAAAGAAATCTTTTGCACCAAGCACAATTGCATATTCTCACGGAGAATGTCCACGATACTGGTACCTAGCATTTGAGGGTGCAGTATTCGAAGACAATGCAGATGCTTATGGTGCTGCAAACATGACAGCAGGAACGAAGTCTCACGAACGTATTCAAGAGGCTATGGGTAACGTCCCAGGACTCCTTGCTGACTCAGAGTTTAAGGTAACTTACAATGACCCACCGATCTTTGGATTCGGTGACGTTATGCTTAACTGGGAAGAAAAAGAACTCCTCGGTGAAATCAAGACTATGCCAAACGATGCCTTTGAGTATCGCAAGGTAGCAGGTAAGCCAAAGACTGGTCACCTTATCCAGTTGCTTATCTACATGAAAATACTTAATAAGAGCAAGGCTGTTCTGATTTATGAAAACAAGAATAATCACGAACTGCTAGTATTTCCTATTGAGTTAAACGCATATATGTATGAGTGGGTAGAGAACACATTTGAATGGATGCGACAGGTTAGAAAGGCTTGGGAAGACAAAACCCTGCCTACTAAAAACTATCGTTCCAATTCAAAGATATGCAAGACATGTCCAATCCGTGAGGCTTGTGACCTGGCTGGTTCTGGAGAGATCAAACTGAAATCACTGGAGCCACTAGATGAAAAACAAGCATTGTAAATGGTGTGACCACCAATTTGAGACCAAGATATCTTATCAGATTTACTGCTCCCCAGCGTGTAGAGATGCTGCTACTAAAGAAAAGATAGCAGAAAGATATCAACTTCAAAGAAGAGTTCGCAGAAAGGATAAGCCCAGGCTTTGCAAATCCTGTAACAGGAAATTGTCTGCATACAACGATCAAAATATATGTGATACTTGTGAGGCAGATCCTTCTGAGGTCTCTAAGATTTTAAGAGAGATTAAAGGATTAATGAATGGTAAAGATAGGTAAAACAAATGCGAAACCCAAAAATATTCTTGCTATCGATGCTAGCACTAATAGTCTTGCTTTCGCTATCTTTTCTGATCTATCCCTAATTAGATATGGAAAGATTAAGTTCGAAGGTGCAAATGCTTATGAAAAACTTGGTGACGCTGCTAGAAAGACCCTGCCATTTCTTGAACAGTTTGAGATTGATGCAATTGTTATTGAGCACACTGTCTTCATTAACAGTCCAAAGACTGCTTCTGATCTTGCCCTAATTCAGGGTGCACTTCTAGGTGCTGCTAAGTTGGCAGGTATCAGGACAGCAGGTTCCATCAATCCTATTACCTGGCAAAGTTTTATTGGTAATAATAAACTTACAGCCAAGGAGAAGCAAGACTTGATGGCTGAGTTTCCTAACAAGACCAAGAACTGGTACCAAAATAAATCTAGAGAAATTCGTAAACAAAGAACTATCAAGTTTGTTAACACTTATTATGATAAAACCATTCAGGATGATGACGTTGCTGATGCCATTGGTATTGGTCATTATGCAATTCATAACTGGGAAAAGATTGACAAGTAAATGGCAAAGTTGTATACTAGTGAGGCATGGCTAAAGAAACGCTATCATCTGGATAAAAAGACTCCAGAGGATATTGCCAAAGAGTGTGGGGTAAGCGTAGAGACGATCTACGTGTATCTTGCTAAGTTCGGACTAAGGAAGTCTAAGAGATGAAGATACTAAAACATTTTTACAAAAAGGGTAGGGGACTGATTAAGTCTATTACCTGCAAGCATCACAGCACTAGAGAATCATCATGTCCATTTACAGGAATAACGTACACTATCTGCAAGGACTGCACAAAGATAGTGTCAGGAAAAATTACGGAGAATAATCGTGGCTCGTAAAACAAGGTTTGAAGTCCCAGAGATTGCAAAAAAGTTTGCTCGTGAAGATAAGATGGTCATAGACGGCTTTGAGATTGTCCGTGGTGATATAATTAAAGTAGTAGGACAATACGGACTAAAGTTTAAGTTTGACAGTTTTGTTACCAATACTGAAACAGGTGCAACCTGGATAGACTGCTTTGAGGTATTTAGAAATACCCCATCAGCCTGTAGATCGTTTAAGCCAGAGATGGTTAAGCGTGTTCCACAAAGAGGAAAGAGAGCCAAGCGTGTCGTTTGAAGACTTGACAATAGAACACCTTGACGAAGTTAACAAGGTTGTAGAAAAGTATCTGGCAGGTAATGAGCCTACCCAGATCTCTAAAGAACTTGCTATGCCACGTCAAAAGGTCATGGCTTACATTAATGAGTGGAGAGCCATGGCTGCAGACAATGCAGCAATTCGTGCTCGTGCAAAGGAAGCACTTGTTGGTGCAGATACCCACTATTCTAAACTAATTCAAAAAGCATACGAAGTGATTGACGATGCGACTACAACCGCTAACCTTGGTGCCAAGACTGCAGGTATTAAGTTGGTCATGGACCTTGAGTCTAAGCGTATTGACATGCTGCAAAAAGCAGGTCTGCTTGAGAACAAGGAACTTGCAGAAGAGATGATTGCCATTGAAAACCGTCAGGAAATTCTTGTGGGTATCCTAAAGGACATTGCTGCAGAGCATCCAGAAGTACGAGACAAGATTATGCGTAGGCTTTCAGAAGTGTCTAAAGACAAAGAAGTCATCACTGTGGTGGTAAGCAACGATGTTTGATGATTTTCTAGAAGCACTTAAGTCCGACAACTTTGCAGAGCGTCCTGTAGATGCTAAGACGTTTGTTGAGGGCGAAGAGTATCTAGGACAGCCACCACTATCTCAAGTACAATATGATATTGTTGAAGCAATGAGTCAGATTTACAGGCTTGAAGATTTGGTAGAACTGATGGGAGAAACCGATGGAAAACGATACTACAACAAATACACCAAGAACGAAGTCATTCTCCAATTGGGCAAGGGGTCTGGTAAAGACTTTACTTCAACTGTTGCGTGTGCCTACATTGTCTACAAGTTACTTTGTCTTAAAGATCCTGCACGGTATTTTGGTAAACCTAGTGGCGATGCCATTGACATTATTAACGTTGCGATTAACGCACAACAAGCGAAGAATGTATTCTTTAAAGGCTTTAAGACTAAAATTGAGAAATCGCCTTGGTTTGCTGGAAAGTTCTACGCCAAGGCAGAATCTATTGAGTTTGATAAATCTATCACTGTTTATTCAGGACACTCCGAAAGAGAGTCCCACGAGGGTCTTAACCTTTTGTTGGCGGTACTTGACGAGATCTCTGGATTTGCTACAGAGATTGGAACTGGAAATGATCAAGGTAAGACTGCTGACAACATTTACAAAGCGTTCCGTGCGTCTGTAGACTCTCGTTTCCCAGACTTAGGCAAGGTTGCATTGCTATCGTTTCCTCGTTACCCAGGAGACTTTATTTCATCTAGATACGAAGCAGTAATTGCTGAGAAAGAAGTGGTGACAAAGAATCACAGATTTGTTATGAATCCAGATTTGCCAGAAGACCAAGAAGGAAACTATCTTGACATTGAGTGGGATGAAGAAACAATTATTTCATACAAGTATCCAGGCATGTTTGCTCTTAAGCGTCCAACCTGGGTTGTAAACCCTACTCGCAAAATCGATGACTTTAAGTTGGCATTCTTTACTGATATGGGCGATGCTATGCAACGCTTTGCTTGTGTGCCAACATTCTCCTCTGACAGATTCTTTAAACAAGAAGACAAGGTCCGTGCTGCAATGAGTATTAGAAATCCTTTGGATACTCACAGAAGATTCGAAGAATCATTTAAGCCAGACCCTGATAAAATTTATTATGTCCACGCTGACCTTGCACAGAAGCACGACAAGTGTGCTGTTGCAATTGCTCACGTAGACAAATGGGTAAACCTACAAATTCTAAAAGACTATAATCAGGTAGCACCTATTGTAGTTGTAGATGCTGTAGCCTGGTGGGAGCCAAGGGTAGAGGGTCCAGTAAACCTTTCAGAGGTCAAGCAGTGGATTCAAAACCTAAGAAGACTAGGGTTTAACATAGGAATGGTGTCTTTTGACCGCTGGCAGTCATTTGACATTCAGAACGAACTGAAACAGGTGGGAATGAGAACTGAGACTGTTTCTGTTGCCAAGAAGCACTACGAAGACATGGCGATGCTAGTATATGAAGATCGCCTAGTAATGCCAGCAATCGACCTTCTATTTGAAGAGTTGACAGAACTAAAAATCGTAAAACAGAATAGGGTTGATCACCCAAGGAAGTCCTCTAAGGACTTGGCAGACGCTGTTTGTGGGGCTATATTTGGGGCTATATCACACACCCCAAAGGACCAAAACCTTGAGGTAGAGATTCATACTTTTAGGGACAGACCAAAACAGACACTTGACACAGATCAAAACGGTGTGATACAATATAAACCTATGCCGAAAGACGTTAAAGAATATTTGGCTAGGTTCGATCTAATCTAGAAAACAAGGAGAAAAATGACTTCACTAAAGAAGCCACTAATTGCCATTGCCTCTGCAATGGTGCTAGCAGCGACCACTCTTGTGGCACCTGCTAACGCTGCAACCGCAGCACTGACAGTAAACGCTACCGCTGTAGCAACCGCACCAACCACCGCTGCTAACGCAGTGGCACTTCCTGTACCTGCAGACAACTCTGTAGATGTAACTGACGCTCTTAAGATTGCTCTTACTGGCGTTGCAACTGGAAGCAACGTTGTAGCAACCGCTACTGATGCACTACTGCTTACCACTCTAACTGGAGCAACCGCTTCTTCAGGTTCAGCAACTGTTACCATTGCAACTGGTACTGGTACTACTGCTGACATCTTCGTATTCACTAAGACTACTAAGACTGGAACTGTTGCTGTAACCGCAGATGGTGTAACCACTACTTATTATGTCAAGGGTACTGCTGGTGCTCTTAACACTATTAAGGTAGACGCACCAACTGCTGCTCTTGGCACAACTGCCAAGGTAAGCGTTACTGGTACTGACGTATTTGGTAACGCCGTTTCTGGTTCTGCTGTAGCACTTCAGGTTGTAAGTGCAACTACTACCAACACCTATTCAATCACCTCTGGTGCTGACGGTGTTGCTACCAAGGAA